GTCCAATAAATGATTGTGTGACCTTGATCATAGAGATCATTTATTTTTTGAATGCGTTCTGGGTATGGTGTAGACAAATCATATCTTTGTTTGCCATCTATTGTTGGAGTGTCGCAAATAGTTTGATCAATGTCTACAATATAAATCATGGTTCTAGTTCTCCATCAAAATTTACATATCGAATTTTCACACCAGCCTCATATAACATTTGGTCTGCGTGTTCTATTGAGTAGTGCTTACCTGCGCCAACACCTTTGAACTTGCGATTAGGTCCAACTATTTCTTTGACACCAACTTGAATAAGTGCGCGTGTGCAATCAGCGCATGGCTTTGGTTCCCAGTTTAGGTAAACTCTTGCACCTTCTAATTTGATTCCATGTCGCGCAGCATTATAGATTGCATTGCGTTCAGCATGCTCAATCCAATTATATTTTTCTGGACGTTGCCAGCGTTCGGTGTCGTATTCTTCAACGCCACGTGGGAAACCATTAAAACCCATCGACAAGATGGCGTTATCATCACTAACAATTACACAGCCAACCTTTGTCGATGGGTCTTTGCTTTTCTGAGAAATCAGAGCAGCCTGTAAGATAAACAATTCATCCCACGTTAAATCATTACGAATCATATAATATTATTTGATCTCAATCTTACGAGGTTTCTGATCATCAGGAATGACGTTCTCAAGTTTGATTGAGAGAATGCCATCAGCAAGGTTAGCATCACGAACTACAACTGTGTCTGAAAGAACAAACTGACGAGCGAACTTACGACCAGCGATACCCTTTACAAGATATTCGCGAGTGTCTTCGTCTGTCTTTTTGCCTGTAACTTTGAGAGAGTTTTTCTCAGCAGTAATTTCAATCTCATCTTGCTTATAGCCAGCAACTGCTAATTCCACATTGAATGTATATTCGCCAGTCTTGACGATGTTTACAGGTGGGAAAGCAGTTTGAGTTGCTGTTAGTAGATGAGCCGCATTGTCTAGTGCTGCGAACGCATTTTCAAACCCAAGAGCAGTTGGAAGAAGGCGATCGAGTGCTGCGGACGTGAGTGTAGTGATATTTGTCATTTTGTTACTCCTTTAGTAAGCAAGTATTGTTATGGACCCCTTATGGGCATCCAACTCTATTTATATCAACTGTTCACACCAGTGGAACCAAATCCACCATTTCTTTCAGAATGTTTTTCTGGTCTCTTTGCTGCCACTACAAATTGTATTGGCTGATTGCAAGTAACTTCTGCTTGCGCAATTCTGTCGCCTCTTCTAAGAACCTGACCGATTCCAGATATATTTGTAAGAAGAACAAAGACTTCTTCTTGATAGTCAACATCAATGATGCCTTCTGAATTAGCAAGGATCAATCCTTTCTTGAGAGAAAGACCTGAACGTGGATGAAGGCGAATGCTGTATTGTTGTAAATTATTTGTTTCTGCAAGTATATCGGTAAACTTTTCAATAGTGATAAGTTGCTCGATCTTAAAAATTAACCCAGTAGGAATGAGTAAGCGATCTCCTGGGTAGATTGAAATTTCCCCATGACCATTTATATACTGAGAGATAGGATTGTTATTTTTGTCATAGCCTTTGACTGAATCTTCAGTTGGCTGAAATGACAAATCAAAACAATTAGAAAGTGATGTGCCATATGTTGGCAGTTCTACATCATCACGAAGTCGGTGCACGTTGACAACTATCATAATTATACTCTATAGATGAATAAATCGCTTTCTTCGTACTTGGTTGCTTTGCCATCATTTACATTTAAAATAAAACAACCAGTGCTCCAAGGATCTCCGAAACTACCTTCACCGATAGTATCCTTGACTGCATTTCTCACTGCTTCGCACCAAGCATAGTCATGACCTGCTAGTATGCCACCATTCTTTACTTTCGGAAGCCATGCTTCAATATCACGTCTACAACCTTCGTATGAATGGTCACCATCAATAAACACAAAGTCTACAGATCGATCTGCGTAGTTCTTTGCTGCTTCGACTGAGTCGCTGCGAATCGCGTTGATCATGTGAGCAACTGGCTTGACGTTCTCTAAGAATCGATTCATCAGATCAACGCCAAACAAATCTTGAGTACCGTCTTCGAGATATCCGCCATCTGCCCAGATATCAATACAGTCAAATTTTATATCTTTATTTGAGTTGATAATTTCAACAGCCATGTACGCTGCTGACATTCCTTTCCAACTTCCAAGTTCTACGAAATGACTTCCTGTTGGAAATTTATTCACCATCTCAGCATAGAGTCTTGGATATGTAAACCAATTCTCACCCATGTGAGGTTCAAAACAAAAGTGTTCCATAATTAAGCCTCTTTCTTTTTCTTCCCGATAGTATATTTGGAAACTAACTGCCATTGACCCTTGTCTTTGAATGGCAGAATCTTAATTTGCGACAGAGGAGCAACGTTATCTTTAGTTTTCTCTGGGCTCACTAGTTTGACGAGACCCCACTCAGCCATTAGGTTAGCAATCGTGTTGCGACGCTGAACATCATTGTCACTCATATTGCTTGGCTTACCGTCAAGTTCAAAAAGTTCTTTGAAATGAACAATGTAATACTTGCCCTGTTTATGCAAAATATGGCAGGACTGATAGAGAATGTTATCGTTTTTAGCAGCAACGCCGATACGTGTGAGCGTCTCGCGGACTTTGAGGAAGTCGTCTTGCTTTTCTAATGTGACTTCTACTAATTTATCGACCATGATCAATCACCCTTATATAATTGTTTCTTTATCGCGGTGATCTGGTCGTCGGAAAGAATCTTTAATGCTTCAGATGCCTTCGAATCTGAGTAGCCATAATATTCCTTGACAGCATTCAAATCACTGCTTTGAGCCTTTTTGTGCCACTTTGAAAATTGGCGTTTCTGGGCTCTTATTATATTTATAAGAAAGTCATATTTGAGTTTGTTGTCAAGGGATGTGTATATGTTCATTTCGTTCGCCAAGAGCACCGTATCCCGATGGTACGAGAGCGCACGATTGACCATAAATGCTGGATAAGACCTTTCGTCAAGATCAGTTAGCAGCGCATATTTCTTCGTCTGTAGAATAGACGGAAGTATTTCGTTGAAAAGATCAGCCATTAAACTTACACTCCACCATCATCTCAGTGAGGCAAGCAGTCAGATTTAATTCATGATCTGCAACAAACGCAGCCTGATACTGATATTTTGCAAGTAACAACACTGCATTCGGAATCGTAGATTTATCCATGATGTCGTATAAACTATCATAGATCTTACGATAAATTCTTGCAGGGTCATCGCCGCCAAAGTCAGCAACCCACTTACGCATAGCATTGAAGTTTTGATTTTTCAGTGCAACTACAAGTTCATTGATTGAAACATCAGCAACACTAGAAAGAATACCAGCATCAATGCTACCACTGACAGAATATCTTTGAAGTTCATTTAGAACACGGCGATAATCTGGGAAGTGTTTCTTGACTACTTCAGCAAGGACTGTTTTGTCATACGGAATCTTTTCTGTAGTCAAGATTTCCGTGGCACGTTTCATGAATGCCATTGCCATCTTTGGCTTATCTTCTTTACGAAGTTTAAACTCAATGACAGCACATCGACTATGCAGCGGCTCAATGATCCTGCTCTTATAATTACAAGTCATGATGAAAGTGCAGTTATGTGCAAACTCTTCCATGGCTGCGCGCATGGCTGGCTGAGTTGAGTTTGGATTTAGATAGTCAGCCTCATCGATGATGATGACTTTCTTGCTACCAGTCAAAGACATTGAACTGGCATAGTTCTTGATCTTCATTCGGAAGGTGTCAATACCTGACTCATCCGAACCATTGACCATCAAATAGTCGCAGTCAATCTCATCACACAATGCTCGAGCGACAGTAGTCTTACCTGTGCCTGGACTACCGCAAAGCAATAAATGCGGAATCTCCTTTCGGTCTACATAAGACTGAAAGGTTTTCTTATATTCATCAGGAAGGATACAGTCAGCAATCGTATGCGGACGATATTTCTCGACCCACAACACTTCGTTCATAATATAACTCCATAATATAGGTGGGGTGGAGGAGGTGAGTCCTCACGATGAGCAGTCTGGCGGATAGTATCGTCGGTATAGAAAACCGCACCCCGATACTCTTATTTAGCAACGTTTTCGTATACAGTCTGGAAGTCTGATTGTTCAGCAACTTCTTCATCATAATTGCGCTTATGATAGACCTTCGCCAGTTTCCTACTCAACTTCTTCGGGAGTTCACATTCATCTTGCATTTTTTGGAGAATTTCCTTGATGAGATCGCGCTCAGCCTCGATACGAGTAAGTGAGTTAGAGATCTCTTGAAGGCATCCAAGAACCTTTGCTTTATCGAGATTCATTATTCTTCTCCGAAGGTAGAATCGGCTGCTTCAACGGCGATAAAATAAACAATCGGCAACGTTGTGTGCTTGAACTGAGCAAGACCAGCCTGACCCTTCTTCGCGATGGCAACATCATAAGAACCATCAAGAAGTTTGAAGTTTTCAACCTTCATGACAATCTTAAACTTCTTACCATTCTCTACTGTGCCGATTTCAATCTTGGATTGATCAGCAGCATCATCCTTCACGTCAGCAGCAATGAAGTGAATCGAAGAACCATCACACTCAAAGACAAAGTTTGGTGAACTGGAGATACCTGCGCTACGACGCATCCACTCAAGATCTTCTTGTGAGATACTGAAAGAACAATCAGGATTCTCCAACGCTAGAATTTTATCTGGCGGAGTCACCATAACTTTTGGTGAACAATACTTGATATAATCTGACTTCTTCTTGTTCTCTGTCATGATGTTGACTTTGTCATCATCAAATGAAAGAACTGGTTCTTTATAGAGAGAAACCTTGGCAAGAAGTTTGTTTAGATCATACACCGCAAACTCTTTAGGAAAGTTTTCATCAATAGTTGCTTCGGCAAGAACAGTACGAAGCGGAGAAATAGTTTTGAGAACATTGCCCTGCTTAAATTGCAGACTCTGATTGATACCAGAGAAGTTCTTCAAAATTTGCACAGTGTTATCAGACAGTTTCATAATTAACGACCTCATTTGCTTCAACATGATTATTATATATCGAATCAACTATTTTGTCAACTCGAATCTTCAACTCATCTAATGAACAATTATTGTCCATCACAATATCATAGTCACTACCAATCCACGCCCACTCAGAATAATGCACTTCTGGATAAGCATTGCGCATTACATCTAGGTTTTTGTAACCTAAATTACATTCTCGAGCAAGTGAATACCACTCAGGATCATTACCACGGCGAACACGAATAACCTTGCCACCGCTATCTCTGATTGCTTTAATTTCATTCGGGAATCTCACATCAGCAATTACATAATTTAATTCAGGGTATTGTGAACAACGACGCATCACTGTATGAACCCAGAGGTCAGGATGAAATACTCCACGACCTGCCTCTGTGCCCATCAGTTGTAATGCGAGTCTTGGTGAGAATGGTTTACCAAGTTTCTCTGACCACCATTCATCATCTTGCTCGCGCCATGCTCGAGATTCTGGAGTATCACCTTCAAGCATGCTACGATTCCATCCAAAGATAGTAGCGCAAGCATCTTTGACGCTGTTCGCGTAACTCTCTTTGATGAAATTATGTCGCTCAACCAAGAGATCTGCGACTGTGCCTTTCCCTGCTCCAATGAAGCCTACGAGTCCAACAATCATACAATTATAGAGTTCCGACCCAGTTGGCTACTGCGGGCATGTCACCAGTAAATGGATAGGTGCCGATGTGATGCGTTTTCATCCATGGGCAGAGCCAAATCTGACCACCAATTTTTCGCCACATCTGACAGAACATGTAATCTTCAGACAAGTAACGATCTGAACCACCACCAGTAATCGATTCCTTGGTGTCAATTACAGTATCAAAGTATGCATGAATGTAACGTGATCCATCAAAGTTTGCTTGACCAACATGGTCTGGCTTGTAGCGAATCATTGGGAATGCTTCGCGAGTCCTATCAAAGACTTCTCTCTTAACGAGCATGAAGCCAGTACCAATCTCAAGAACTTCAATAGGTTCAGCAACGCTGAACTTTGTTGTTCCTGGCGCAGGATTGAATACGAAGTCACCAGCAACTTTCTCGAGTTCACCAGTTTCAATATTCGGATTCTTTTTAATTGCTTCTTTGACTGCATGCCACTTGATTGACTTCTTCGGATATGGACCGCCGATGATGTCTTTCTTCAATGCGAGAAGAGCAATCACATCACGAGGATCAAAATGAATATCCGAGTCAATGAAAAGAAGATGAGTAAAGCCTTCTGCGCGAAGGAACTCATCTACGAGATAGTTGCGTGCTCGAGTAATGAGAGATTCATTAAAGATAAATGAGAATCGAGTTTCAATACCATAGTTAGAACACACTGCTTGTAAGTCAAGACATGACTTGACAAACATACCATGGGACATACCGCCATACATTGGCGTGGCTACAAATAATTTGAACTTTCGCAGTTCTTCAACTTTTACTTCTAATTGCATATTAACTCCAGAGTATAAAATTCAAACCAACTATCTATATAGTCAACCGAAAAGTGAATCTAGCGTAGCGCCCTCAGTTTTTTGAGGTCGCGAATCACGCAATCTTAACTCTGCGCGATTCTTAGATTCACGAACGTACATGGTACAAAGATCAGGATACTGCTCTTCCAACCACTTCGCATTTCTTGTAATGTTTTCTTCTTTGCGTGCCTCAGTACCTTGCATACCACCTGGTTCTGCATAATACTTTGTCTTGATTGTAATGTCATCTAATCGTACAACCACGCCATCTTTTACATAGTGTTGAAGTGTGCGCTGGTAATCTTCTTTCTCATCAATTGTAATTTTTAGATCATCGTCGTGGCGATTGATAATACCCCACATACAGCCAACGCAAAAATACAATCCAACTGATACTCTATTCTTCATAAACATTGGATTATTGACTGCGTAGATACCAAAGAGATATGCTTTATTCTTTTCACATTCTTCGAAGCCACGAAAGAAAACTTGCTGCTCTAAATTTTCAACAGGAACAACAGTCTTGTCGTCAACTTTACGCAAGACCTCATAGATGTCATCATCGAAGCACATGAGTTTAGTTCCAACTGGATAATGCTTCTGAATAATTCTACGCTGAGCCTGAAGTCCAACTTCACCGATTACAATATTCTTGTATGGTGTGTTAGCAAGTTCACGTTTGTAGTCATCGTATTCTTGTTCATTTGCTACGAATACTGTGACTCGCTCAGGATCTACGTTATGTTTTGACAATACCGTAAGTGTCTTATCACGAACACCTGCAGGTCGACGATAACTGGGAATAGCAACTCGATAGTCCATAATTTCTCCTTAACCGAATAGATCGTCTAGGGTTGATGATTTGTTGTATGCTTCTGGATGATATTTTTCAACCATCTTTTTTCCACCAACTTTTTCCAGATAGTCATACCATTCTTGTTCGTCCCACATTCCTTCGGAAATACCGTTCCAAAGACGTCGTTGGAGTTTGTGTTCTTTGTTCTTTCGACGTGACTCGACATAATTAAATCTATGATCTTCATATTCTTTAGAACCTAATTGTAGCATACCTTCACGCAAATAACAAACTAAACTGATTCTCTCAGCCTTTTCATCATCAATTTCAATTGGTGTGTTACCATGCATGATCTCATGATTGTTAACAAGAAGAAGATCTCCAGGACGAACATTGACAGCAATGCGATACTCAGGAAAAACAAGGTAGCCTCCGCTATAATTGCCATTGTTAGAAAGAACAAGAAGATTAGATAGACCATCAGAAAAGTCACCAGCATCATAGTGTGCTGCTGTACGAAATGTTTTGTTTACAGTAATTGTAGTAAACACAGTTCCAGGAACTAGAAACGCAGGATCAATTTTATCTGCTGCTGCTTTTTGATTACCCCAACGCCATGGCAAGAGTTCTTCAAAGCCACGATTCAAAGATTGAAGAAACGGAAAAGCCAACTTAAATTTATCGAAGTGGTTTTGTGTATAAGCAGTAGCACGCCCATAAGGAATGCGAGGATACCGATCGAACCAGCCAGCAATTCCAGATAGTACAGCATTCGCGTAGGTTGTATCTGAAATGTATGCATCTTCAATTGCTTTAGTCCACTCTTTGCGTTCTTTGACATTGATCTTCGATACCTTACCAAGCCATTCTTCAAAATTAAAATTATCTTCTTTTACTTTTGCGCCGAGCCATACTAGTCCACGCGAAGATTCAGCATTAGCATGCTTTATACGCAACTTTTCTATTTCGTCGACAATATTGTATTCAACTGCAGTATTCTCTGGTTCTTTTTTGAACAGATCAATTACTTGAAGTTGAAACTCAGTAACCCAATCACGACCACCGCATTTGTCGCCTTTCGGACCAGCAGCAAGTCCGCGATTTTGTGATGGCGTAGCAGCCTCACGCAATCCTTGATATGCTTGTTCTTGTTCTTCTTTAGTGAAGAAGTTCTTGCGAAACTTGAAGCCAATTCTTTTTTCATCCTTGGCATCATTTAAATCTAATCCTGCTGGAAGATAGCAATCCGTATCTTCCTCGATCACAACATCATAATGCGACGCATCCAAAAATTGACCAAGTAGATGAGTGCAGTCAATCTTTTCTCTTGCTACGATTTCTCTAACCATGAGTATTCCTCCGAACTTCTATCTATTATATATCGAGCAAGTAGCAATGTCAAACTCGGTAATTCCAAAGTCAAAAAAACTGTGGGGGCATGAACTGCCCCCACGAGAACCAGAACGGTTTTGTCAGCCAAGATTAGGCAGACATCGAGACGTTAATTGCGTCGCGATAAAGGGTCTTGCGAGCGCGAGCAACCTGACCACGATCGAGATACTTCTCGAACTGCTCGCTCGGCGTGCCGAGGCGATACGCGAAAGTCTTGGTGCCGTCGCTGAGAGTGGTGCGGTTCGTGTAAACCGAGATACCCTCATTGCGAGCGCGATACGCAAGATCAGCGGCGTTGTCAACCTTGAACATGGCGCGAACCTGACGCGATGTCACGGTGTTGCCATCAGCAAGATAACTAACAAAAGAATTAAGAGCATTAGACATATATAATTACCTTCAAAAATACCCCATCAATAATATTGCAAGATTGGGGCTTTCCTTGCAACATACCATTTATTATATACTAACAAATGGCAAAAGTAAACTTTTGGTTACAGCGGATGCCGTTCTTCAAAAGTTTGCATCCAAGTCAACAAAAGATTTTTGGCTTCAGTTCTTGAAACACCAAATTCTTCGACGAGATAAGGAGCAGCACCAAACATGTTAGTTGCACCAGAGTCACGAAGATCATCGAGAAAAAGATTTGCTTGTTCTTGCAATGTAAGAGGCATACAGTTCTCCATTAAAACGGGATATCGTCCTTCTCGCGATCAAGAGCAACAATCATAGTCTTGGCTACACGATCAATAATCTGCTCAGCCGAAAGACCCTGATTCAAAAACTCAACCAATTCAGTTTGCGTCAAAACCACATTCTGCGTTTGACCATATTTGGATACAGTCACAGTTAAGGTGCCAGTGACAGGATCTTTGCTGGTTTCAATCTTGGCTTCATCAGTCTTGGCAGGAGCAGTTGCCTCCGCATCAACCTTCGTATACAGATCCAAGAACGCAGTCTTGGTGTCTGTGTCGAATCGGTTTAAGCACATCTCGATTGCCTTCAAACGATTGTTGAAGATAGAGAATGCCTTGCTGATATGCACGAGACGACGAGTCGAAATAACTTCATCAACCGCACCGTCATTGAAAGACTTGCGAATGACTTCAGCCCACGTGATCAATCGCTCGATGAACACATCGTCATTGATGCTCAACTCAGCAAAATTCTTCTCAAGAATCTTGCGTTCAGTCGCAGCAGGAGGATAATCCTGCTCAACAGTCACAGCAAAACGCTCGAGGAATGCTTCGTTGAGAATGTTAGTGCCGATGAATCGACCATCGTCACTGCCCTTGCCCTTGGTGTTTGCCGTAGCAAGCACCGTGAAGCCAGCAGCAGGATGCACGACTTCGCCAGTCTTCTTGTCGAAGTATGGCTTGCCCTCAAGAATTGGTTGAAGACAGAGAATGTCCTCGGTGCCAAGATCACACTCATCGAGCAGAAGCACAGCACCACGACGCATCGCAGTCAGCACTGGACCTTCACGGCGAACGGTGCTGCCGTCAATCAACTCATACGAACCAATGAGGTCAGACTCATCTGTGCGCTTCGTGATATTGACACGAACCAACTCGCGACCGAGCGAAGCACAAACCTGCTCGATCATCATCGTCTTACCATTACCAGAGAGACCAGTAATATAGATCGGATAGAAGATCCGAGAC